AACCTCAACACCCAACGACACAGCCATAAACTCAAGACGTTGTACCAAGTTCTCGATACCATTGTTGCCAAGGTGATCGTAGATATAGAAACCAGTACGCTTCAGTTTATCCAATGCATCATGATACTCTGCATCTTGGAACGTGTCAAGCTCCGCAACCTCAGGAATATCCTGTCCCTCTTCAATCCGCAGTTGATTCATCAATCGTTCTGCACGAATAGATCGAACAGGCTTGTTGATAATCAAAGAGATAATATCTTCAATAGTTTCTTTGGGTGATTCTTCTAGCATGATAGCACCGCACTTGCGTCCTCGCTTGAGATGATCCCAAATGATTTCACGAATAATGGTAGACTTACCTGAGCCAGTACCCGATGTCCAGAGAGTAATCTCTCCTGATCGTTGACCAATCAAGAACTTGTTCATGTTACCCCAAGGGTAAGAGAACACACTCTGTTCAGTATCTTCATTAAGATTAATATTAGAGATGTGCAAGATCTCATCAGGGCTGTAATGCTGTGCGTTCCACATAGCAGTCATAACTTCTTTACTCTTACCTGCAAGCAAACAATCGTTTGGATCGTTGAACGGCAGGTTAGCAATCTTGCATTTACCCGGAGGCAATGTCTCAGCTACCTTCTTAGCCGCATCTCTTCCCGGCTCATCTTCATCAAACATAAGGATGACTTCATCATACGAGTTAACAAACTCCAAGTTATCTTTGATAGATTTCAAAGCACCTTGTGCTCCCGTTGGTAATGAGACTACAGGCCAGCCGCCATTGATTTGGCAGACAGTCAATGCATCGACTTCACCCTCAGTAATGACAAGCTTCTTGCCACCTTTGGATGGCCACAGCCATTGTCCATACAACGGAAGGTTATTTGCTTTACCTATCCATTTGAATTGCTTATCAGGACCACGCAACTTCTGAGCGATCAGCTCTCCATCTCTGTAGTAGTTAGCAATCTCTACATCTTTACCGTTCATGTTTGCAGATTGATAGTCAAACTTCTTAGTCACATCTTCTTTGATTCCTCGATGCGAAAGAACTTGACAAGCACCTTTGTAGGGCTTCCAATCTTCATCATAAACAGGTTCTGGTTTTATATCATTCATGGGTTTATCTCCTTCCCAATATCCACATGCGAAACAATACTTGTGACCATCATCATAGACAGCAAGATTGTCTCCCGTTTGATCACGACCCTGCCCCCTACATTGAGGACAGGGTTCGTGATGAGTACAAACACTCATACTTATTCCTTTCTATTTCTCCTACCGAAGCCAGCGAGCCCAAGCATAGCCAGAGCACCGGGGGCAGGAATAACATTACCTTCGAATTGAGTCCCAATCGTAGTAAAAAAATCATACGATCCTTCCTCAGCATTGAAGAGAACTGCCTGTTGATACTCATAGCCATACACATCGTCAGTAACGTAGCTGTAGCTAACAGTATCACCGGGGTTCACTTCAACATTCCAAGTAATTGTATCATCAATTACAAGATCAAAGATAGCAATGTCAGACGTTGCATCGTTTGAGAACGTATACACAAACAGTTCTGTCTGAGCTTCTTCATCCAAGAAGTAGGAAGCTACAAAGCTACCCGTCCATTGGAAGTCTTCTGACACATCACCAACATCAACTTGATCTACAAAGTCTGGTCCACTCAGACCAGCCAACAATAATTCTAATAACATATGTTATCTCCTAAAATAAATGTGCCACCCTACCGACTGGGTGACACATAACGCTCTTGGCAAGACTCGAACTTGCAACCTACTGCTTAGAAGGCAGTTGCTCTATCCAATTGAGCTACAAAAGCAAATAGCTCCACCGGGATTCGAACCCGGACTGGATGGATTTTAAGTCCACTGCCTCTGCCGTTGGGCTATGGAGCCTGCGGTTAGTTGTCCCGCTTGTACTCTGCCCATGCGACAAAGGTTTGTTCAACGCATGCAATAGTTGGCATAGCAAACTGTCGACTAATCCAGTTGTCATTATGATCTTGTCCATCAATCTTTACAAGATAACCATTGGCAATCTTATTAATATAAAGATCATTATCAACAGTACCAAACTGACACATGTAAGCGGCAGCTTGATTTACGCAGTCTTCAGCACTGCATCTTCAGCCCACTGCTTGGTAGCATATAGTTTAATTACTTGTGAGTCATCATCCCATAGTTTACCATTCATGACATCAAAGATAGCCTTTACAAAATTATCAATGTCCGCCCTTGGTGCATCTAACTTAGTAGTCTTTGGTCTGCCAATAAACAGTTCAAGATCTACAGTCAGTGGACCAGACAACGGCTCCCATTCTCCCAATACATCGTCTACAATCTCAGCTGCTTCGCGTCGAAAGTTCTTGTAGGGTCCGGCGAAGTAGGCCCCGTGCTTTGACACACGGGGTCTACTAGCCGCAACAGGACTAATGGGAAAGGACCACTCCATTAGAACGGGGTGTCTTGAGTCTCAACCTCAGGAGCGGTGGCCTCAGAGCCATCGTATCCTTCAGTCTTAGCAAAGCCGCTGCTCTGCTGTTGTTCACCCTTCTCAATGATCTGGACACCATTCAAGAAGAATGATACAGAGCCATCTCGCTTGAGAAGCATAGGCTTAAGACGAAGCCGCACCTTGTCACCACCGAAAGGCACAGCCTCAGTTGGTTGAGTGTTAGCATCTACACAGGGGTAGCAATCCTTCTTCTCTCCGCCATTCTCTGGTGGGTTGGTAAAGATCGTAGACTTAACCTTGATTGAGTTAACGCCTTCTTGTTCATACATACCATTGATCTTCTTACCACCAAGAGCTGATTGGATTTCATCGAGCTGCTTCTGCAGCTGATCGTCAACGACAACAGTAATGTTGTGGTTGCCGGGAGCACCAAACTTGTCATCGGGACGATGCAGATGTGACCATTTCACATCTAACGTGTGTGTGTTAAAAACTTTTGTAGGATCATTCATATAATTACCTCAGTTCTTTCTGCCTGCCTTACGCAGACCATACTTGTTCTTATGTTGCCGACGGGTTCTTCCCGCCTTCTTCATACGGGCAACAGTACTATCATCAATATGTTGTTTAGCCATCTAAACCTTTCATACCTTCGTTGAATTCTTCTTCGGATATTTTACCAAAAGCAAGCTTCCAACGCAAGTCTTCTTCCTCAGAAGATACAATTTTATTTCTGGGACCTGAGCCCTTGCCGTTCATCTCGTTCATATTAGTGGGCTCCCACTTACCTTTGTTGCGCCCACCAAACTTAACGTCACGATCTTTATAACTACGGCTGTTATTCTTAAACCATTTTTCTCTTAGGTTATCACGCAATGCCATTACATAGGTTCCCAGTATGCATACTCACCATCAAGAACAACACCACATCCAATGATTGGCTTGGCATTGTATCGTCTACCGTACTGCATTGCCAGTGTATTATGATCAACACCTGACCCTACATTCATGCCAAAGATTTTACATGTTTCATTTTGATACCAAGATACACCTGCCAATGAGTGTGTGTGTCCTTGAACATATGAGTTAAAGTTATCCATAGCATTGTTTAGTGCGGCATACTTACCACCTCTACCACAGTCGCCGTGCCTGTAAAGCACACCGTCAATCACATGACTGTCATATCTCTTATGCCAAACCCACTTAGGAGTTTGCCACAAATAATTATAATCAATCAAACATTCCTCAGGTAAACCGATAGTAGTCATCTGTCTACGAGGTAAGTCATCATGATTACCAGTCATCACAGTACATTCAGGGAATGCACGATACAATAAGCTTACTTGGTCCAGTGCTTTGTGGTATTCACTGGTAGCATTAGGCATGCTAGGAAGCTTTTCATGGTATGAGATACTGGCCCAATCAACTACATCACCAATGTGGACTACAGTATCACAATCCCATGTCTCTTGTACATCTTTCAGGAAATCCACA